AGTTCGAACTCGGCTCCGTCCCAACCTCCTACATCCCAACCTACGGCAGTACAGTAACGAGGGCGAAGGATCAGATAACACTAGCGACGAGTGCGTTTCCTTACAGTGATACGGCTGGTAGTATTATAACCAGTGTTGACTGGAAAATACTCAGTAGTTCAAATATCGCATATTCATTGAACGATGGCACAACCTCAAACAGATTTCTGCTGTATGGAGCCACAAATGATACCGCAATAAATTCTGGCGGCGGGTTAGTTCAGTTAAATACTGACGTATTCAATGCGGGAGCGGATAGTGATATTCACGGTGTTTCTGTAGGTAGCGGAAGCGTTTCTGCCACAGCAAACGGAGTGGCGGTAGTTTCGGGTAGCACTGCAATGCCTATAGGCGTAACAACCTTCTCGATTGGTATGAGTAGGTCAAACGTACAACAACTCAACGGCCACTTCAAATACATCAAATACCTCCCACGCGCTATCGAGGACGCAGAACTTATCACGGATACAACAGCATGACCCAAACTCCATACATCCACCTTGGCACTTGGGCAAAGACCGAGGCCATCCACTTGACTGCGATGAAACAACTCAACGTCATTAAAACAAACGATGACGGCGATTACGTCAGGGATGGTGTAGACCTCACTGGCCCATTCACCCTGACCAAGACAGCGGGAACCTATGACGCAGAGGGTAACGAAATCACACCGCCTGTCTTCTATCCTGGTGTGTTCTACAATATGCGCTGCTACAATGCAGTCTACGATTGGCTGACTGAAGGCCAAGTCCAAGAGGACGAGGTAGACGGGCAGAAGGTACTCCGCCATGTCCTTGATCGGGTTAATCTACTCGGGAGCATAACAGGCGGCAATCTGACTGCAAAAGGCATCGCTGGTAACGATAAGTTCCCTCGACGTATTCAGGTAAACAACAACGGCAACCCAGTCTTCGCGATCTATTCACTTCAAGATGGTGACGTACAAACACCACACAACGTGTGGCAATAATCATGGCTAGAGAACGGTTTTGTAAAGTATGCAAGGGCTGGCATAATCCAGAGGCATGGCCTCATAACTGTATGCCAGAAAAAGAATATAAGCGTTCGGACCTATCATCGCCAATGATTAGCCTGGACACTATGGACGCGGTTCAATCGCAACTTGATGGCAAGTTCTACGATAGCAAATCCGCGCTAAGAGCCACCTATAAAGCGGCTGGGGTGACAGAAATTGGAAACGATAGTTCTGTAACAGATCCAAAGCCATTTAAGAGACCAAAGCCTGATAGAAAGGCTATTCGCGAATCCATCGGCAAAGCCGTTAACCGCGTTGGAATACCCGCCTAACTCGCACTCCCTCAGAAGGAAAACCCATGACTGACGAAGCAACTATGGACGTTGCAGCGGATCAATCTGCTGTAATTGAAACACCTGAAATTTCTGACGAACAGATTGAACAAGTGCCTGAAAGAAACGAGCCAATAAGCACCCGTGACGCGCTTGCAAAGGCGTTTAAGGATACTGAACAATCTGCAACAAAAGAAACGCCAGAGACAGGCAAAGAACGCAATCCAGACGGGACGTTTAAAGCCAAGGAAGTTGCTGTAACGCCAGACGCTACAGACCAAGCGAAAACAGAAGAAAAGCCAACAGAAACGTCAAAGTTTGCAGATCCACCATCTAGGTTCTCACCAGATGCCAAGGCTGCATGGGCAACGGCTCCTGACCCTGTAAAAGCGGAAATAACAAGAGCGGTTTCAGAACTTGAAGGCGGTATCGAACAATACAAACAAGCATATGAGCCATTTCGTGAATTTGCTGAAAACCTTAAATCTAATGGGCAGGACTTCCAGAATGTCATTGCTCATTACACAGGCATTGAACAAAAACTAGCCAATGACCCAATAGGCGGACTTGATCAGATTTGTCAGAATATGGGGCTTACACTTCGTCAAGTTGCGGAGCATGTTTCAGGGCAAACACCCGATCAACATGCTGGCAAGCAAGAAGCTACAATTAACGAATTACGGAACGAACTCGCCACAATCAAACAGGAATTGGGCGGGGTTTCTACAACCATTAAATCACAAACCGAAGCGCAGACACTAAAGGAAATAGAAACCTTTGCTGCTGACAAACCACGGTTTGATGAATTGTCCAATGACGTTGCTTTTTTCCTTAGCAATGGCAGGGCGCAAGATTTGCAGGAAGCTTACAACCTAGCGGAACGGCTCAACCCCACTCCACAAGTTGAAACCCCTGCACCCGTGGCACAAGCCACACAAACAACCGAAACGGCTCAAACCCGTAAAGGTAAACTATCCACAACAGGCGCTCCAAGTTCAGGCTCAAACCCTGCTAACCGCAAGCCGCCTTCCTCTGCCCGTGATGCAGTAGCTGCCAGAATGGCAGAAGCTGGTTTCTAGGGCTTAACAAGCTTTAATAGGAGGCCATAATGGCTTTAAATACCAATGAAAGACTCCAAGAAGTCTTTTCACTGGCGCTTGAGGATCGCTCCAAAGGTTATCAAGACCTTGTGTCGAACTCGAACGCTATTCTTTACATGATGAAGAAAAAAGGACAGTTCAAGACCTTCTCGGGTCCAACTATCCGCGAACGTCTATTGTATGCTGAAAGCGGCACTTATACCCGCTATTCTGGCTATCAATACCTCAACCCTGCACCTGCTGAATTGATGAACGATGCAGAATTTACGCCTAAATTGGCGGCTGTGTCTGTTACTCTTTCCGGCGAAGATATTTTGCAAAACTCTGGTTCAAACCAGCTTGTAGATATTATGGAAGCGCATATTGACGCTGCCGAGCAGGAACTACAGGATCGCTTTGTTGAAGATTTGCACGGCGATGGCACTTTGTCTAACCAAATCGGTGGCTTGCAGCTTGCAATTCCTACCGATCCGACAAGTGGCACTTATGGCGGGATTTCCCGCGCTGATAATGCTATTTGGCGAACTGCTGCTTATGATGCTCATTCAGCATTTTCAGGGATTACTCAGGTAACATCGGCAACGATTAAAACCATTCTTGATAATGTGATGATCGAGCGTTCACGCGGTCAAAAAGGGCCAAATATGATCTGCATGTCGCAGGAACATTATATTGCCTATACAGCCGCAACGGTAGCAATCCAGCGTATTCAGGATGAGAACGAGTTGGGTAAACTCGGCTTCACCAACCTGAAATATTACGGCGCTGGCAAGTCTGTTGATGTTGTTCTTGAAGGTGGTATCGGTTCGGCTATGCCTGCTGACACTACTTACTTCATTGATACATCGGGCTTGAAATTCCGTTATCACCCTGATCGAAACTTCGTCAAATTTGGTGGCAAGCAAACGCCTGTCAACCAGGATGCAATGGTTCAGCATATCGGTTTTTACGGAAACCTTGTGCAGTCTAATCCTTTGCATATGGCGAAACTGTTTGATTCGAACACAGCGTCATAAGGAGACAAAATCATGGCTTACGTCATTACTGAAAACCGCCTTGGTCAGTCCATTATCGGCACCGTTGACACGGCTGCGGCTGTTCCTGTTGGAACAATCGTAACCGCAACAGACCCGACTTATGGTTCTGGCGAGTTTATCTATCTTCAAGGCGTTGCTTCAACAGCCGAAGGTTCATGGGTAACTTACAACTTGGATGATGGTTCAACCGCACTTCTTGCGGCTAACGCCATTGGCCCTGTTGCTGTTGCTATGGGCGCGACTGTTGCAAGCACTTGGGGCTGGTATCAAATCAGCGGCAAGGCTGTTGGCAAGGCGCTTGCGTCATTTGCTGACAATGCCAATGTTTACGCAACCGCCACAGCTGGCAGCATTGATGATGCTGTTGTTGCTGGTGACCGCGTGAAACTGGCCAAAGGCGCTTCCGCAGTTGATACACCTTCTACTGGATTGGCAGAGTTTGAAATCTCTCGCCCATTCATGGACGATGCAACCGCAGCCTAACCAATTGGGGCGGCTTACGGGCCGCTCCTATCCCCCGCACCCTTCTCAGACAAGGAATTAAAAATGTCGAACGATACGAAGCCCCATCTACACGTTGAATTTTTTGAAGATAAAATCGAAAACAAAGCCAAATCCGCAGAAGCTGGACGACCTGTTTTTGATCCGCAAACAAAAGTCCGCATTAAATTTGCTGGCGATAAACATAATGTCTTGGTTGCCCCAGCTAACTCACTCGGGCAAATGCGAGATACAGACTCAAACCGCAGATTAACCTATGCCGAACAGTTTCCAGAACATTACGCAGCATTCAAGAAAAACCAGAAATTCCTTGGTAGTGGAACACCGTTGACAGAATTGTCATTTATTACTGTTGCCAAACGCGCGGAACTTGAAGCCTTTAACATTCACACAGCCGAGGCATTGGCTGAAATGGACGGGGCAGGGCTTAAAAAGCTTGGTATGGGTTCACGCGAATTAATGGAGCAAGCAAAGGCATATTTGGATAAAGCTTCTGGATCCGCCGATGTTACCCGATTGGCTGGCGAAAATTCGGCGCTTAAAGCCCAAATGGAGGCCATGCAAGCGCAGTTGCTGGAATTGCAGAGCAATAGAGCCGCTGCACCTAAACAAGAGCCTGTAAGCCCTACAGTTGATGTTTCTAGTTCACCTTTTGCTGATTGGGACGCTGACACTATCACAGCATGGATTGTCGAGCAGGGTGGCGAAAAACCGCATCACAAGTGCAGCTTTGAAACATTGGTTCAAAAAGCCGATGAATTGAATGCTTCACTCGCAAAACAGAATGAGGCCGCATAAATGACCCTTCTATCCGTTGCTACAGAAGTTGCAAAAAAGGTCGGGCTAAATGTGCCTGATGTTGTCGCAACTTCTACAGATCGTGAAATGGTTGAAATGCTATCAGTCATTAACGAAATGGCGCAACGGATAGCGCGTGGCCATGATTGGCAGAAGCTAAGTGCCATCGCTACGGTAACGGGCGATGGTTCAACGGAAGATTTTGCACTACCTACAGATTTTGATAGGCAGTTAGTAAAATCACAAATCTGGTCATCATCGCTTGAAACACCTTTAAGCCATATCAGCGATTTGGATAGGTGGCTTGGTCTTGATGTTCAATCTTATGATTATGTGATTAACGCATGGATTATCTACGGCGGTGAATTGCATATCAAACCAGCATTAGCGTCCGCAGTAACGGGCAAATATTTCTATCAATCCAATTTAATTGTCGCACCTTCGGCTGGTGATAATAAAGCCGAGTTTGACGCTGATACAGACACATTTCGCCTTGATGAGCAGTTGCTTAAATTAGGTGTTATCTGGCAATGGCGTGAAAACAAAGGTCTGCCATATGCCGAAGATATGGCTAACTATGAAGAATTAAAAGAGCGTCTTGTCGCACGGGACAAAGGAAGTCGGATGATCCGTGTTGGCAAGGTTCGATTGCCTAATGATGTAACCGTTGCTTATCCGCAGGTCATAACCCCATGAGGCAAGCACTAAAGCGGGTTCCTGTTCAGCAACAGGCCAGACGCTCTGCAAAATACAAATCATTTCCATCACCAACTGGCGGCTGGGTGGTTAATGAAAATGTGACAAGGCAGCGGGAAGGAACCGCGCTGGTTCTTGAAAATTGGTTTCCTACAACGCAAGGCATTCGTGTTCGTGGTGGGTGTTCTAAACGAGCAACAATTACAAGCGGTGGTCCTGTTTTATCTATGTTCACATATAAGAGCGGGTCAACTGAAAAATTGTTTGCCGCTGATGAAACAAATATATTTGATCTAACCAGTGTGGCAGATGCGGACGCTATTCCTACGGCGGCAGTTTCAAGCCAAACGGCTGGCTACTATTCAACGGCTGCAATGGTAACAACCGCAGGAAATTATCTGATTTGCGTCAATGGCGCGGATGACGCGCAGCTTTTTGACGGTTCAAGCTGGCAAGATTTAAACGCTGTTTCCACTCCTGCGATAACAGGCGTTGCCACCGCTGATTTGTCTAATGCGTGGGTTTTTGCAAACCGCGTTTTCTTTGTTGAAGATGGTACATTTGTTGCATGGTTTTTGCCTGTCGATAGCATTGGTGGAACGGCTGCTGATTTTTCCCTTGCAGGTGTATTTAAAAAAGGCGGGGCGCTTTTATTCGGGGCAACATGGTCTTTGGATTCTGGTGATGGCCTGGATGATAAGTGTGTTTTCGTTTCTACAGAAGGTGAAGTTGCTATCTATGAAGGAACTAACCCTGCCAGTGCAGCAGATTGGCGTTTGGCTGGTGTTTACGAAATAACAACACCAATGGGGATGAAGGCTACTGCAAGGGCTGGCGGTGATTTATTGGTTGCAACAGAAGATGGCATAGTGCCAATTTCTCAAGCTATCCAGAAAGATCCTGCTGCGCTCTCATTGGCGGCTGTAACAAAAGCAATTGAGCCAGAATGGCAAAAAGAAGTAACCGTAAGGCGTGGGGTTAATTGGGAAATGCTTAAATGGGATGCAAACAATATGTTGATTGTTTCGCAACCTGTTATTGATACGCAAGATCCTCAATGTCTGGTTGCTAATCTTGAAACTGGCGCTTGGTGCAAGTTCACGGGATGGGACGTGCGTTGCGTGGCTCTATTTGTTGATAATGGTTATTTTGGAACCAATGACGGGAAAGTCTACCAAATGGAGGTAGGCGGCAATGATGATGGCGAGGTTTATACTGCTGTTTATGCGGGGGCATTTGATAGCATTTCAAGTCAAGACTCGCTTAAAATAATCAAGCAAATGCGGACTACATTTAAATCATCAACGCCATTCGTTTATAAGTCGTCTGTTTCGATTGATTATAATGTTTCTATCCCATCACCGCCCAGTTCTGTTGCTGACTACTCAACAGATGATTGGGACGTTGGCGAATGGGATGTTGCTCTTTGGGATACTGGATCCGACCTAACCAAAACCACAACAGCAGAATGGCATTCTATAGGGCGGGCTTGCAGGGCTATTTCGCCTAATATTCAAATTACTTCTGGCGTTACACCTAAGCCGAATATTGAATTAGTTATAAGTGGTGTGACCTATGAAAACGGCGGTCTGGTCGTTTGATTGAAACAGTTTGGGGTGGCGAGGCCAGCCCAATTATCAATAATGTTATTGGCGAGTTTGTCGCTGATCGCGTTTTTGGTGATGATCGAAAGTTTATAGATTTCACAAGTTTAGGCGTTGTTTCACATGAAACTCTAATAGCGGGGGTTGTTTACCACAATTTTTGCCCTCAGCAAGGAACTATTGAAATAAGCGCAGCGGCGGATGATCCAAGATGGTTTGCCCGTCACGTTATCTATGAAATGTATGAGTACCCATTTGAGCAATTAGATTGCCGCATGGTTATTCACACCACATCGGAATTGAATAAGACGGTTATTAGCATTTTGCGGCGGCTTGGTTTTTCAGAAACCCGCATTGAAGCAATCAGAGGGCCAAACGAGGCCGAAATAATATTCACACTCACCAAAGAGCAATGGAAATCCAACGGGTTTCATAAGGAGCATAAAAATGGGCAAAAAAGGCAGCAGCGCACCGAAACCACCTGATCCAAGAAAAACGGCGGCGGCTTCTAATAGCACCAATTTGATGAATGCGGTTAGCAATGCTCATTTGGGAAATATTAGTGAATATGGTCCTGATGGCAGCACAAGGGTTGAGCAAACAGGCTCCAATTCTGTTTACGATCCGTATACAAAACAGAATTATGATATTCCGACTTTCAGCCGTTATACAGAACTTTCGCCAGAACAACAGCTTATAAAAGAGCAAAACAATTCGGCGGATTTAAACCTAGCCACCCTTGGAAATCGTCTATCAGGAACGCTAGGGAACCAGCTAACCGATAACTTCACGATTAACAATGAATCCACAGAAGCAAGGCTTTTTGATCTAGGCTCTAAGCGCCTTGACCCTATGTTTCAACAGCGTCAAGACGATATGGAAACAAGGCTTTCAAATCAGGGTATTAAGCGTGGATCTGCTGCTTTTGACCGTGAAATGGGTACGTTTAACCAAGGGCGCAATGATGCTTATAACCAGCTTGCATTAACAGGCAGAGGCCAAGCCTCACAAGAGCAATTCGCAGAAGATAACCAGCGCATTAACCAGATTTCCGCGCTTATGTCTGGTGGGCAAGTTTCGCAGCCTAACTTTATGGGCGCTAATATGCCAAATATTGCAAATACTGATGTGGGCGGTTTGATTTCGAATAATCACGCACAAAAAATGAACGCGTGGCAAACAGAAAATCAGAACCAGCAAAACCTTATGGGCGGATTAATGGGCATGGGTGCAAATCTAATGCTTTCCGATGAAAGAGCCAAGAAGGATATTGAACCAGTTGGGCAGGTCAAAGGCCAGAACATCTATGAATACCGATATAAAGGTGAAGATGAAAACTCGCCTAAATCCATTGGTGTTATGGCTCAAGAAGCTGAAAAGAAAAACCCTAATGCTGTTGTCACAGGTTCAGACGGTTACAAACGGGTCAATTATGGCGAACTTTTTGGGATAGGCGCTTAACATGCAATCATTCATCTTCGACGCTAACAAAGAAACCCCGCAATCCTTAGCCCGTAGACGTGCGCTTGCTCAAACTATGGCGCAAAAGGTCCGCGCTCCTAGAAATGTTGGCGAGGGCTTATCTGCCTTGGGCGCTGGTATGGCTGGAATGATCCAGAACAACCGCATTAAGAAAACTGAACAGATGGGTCAGGAAAGCGCAAAGAACGCTTTTTCGCCTATTCTAGCGGCTTTAAGTGGTCAGGGTTCACAATCTTCCCAGCCACAGTCGTTTGCCTCTATGGGAGGCTCACAGGCCGAATTGCCGCCTATGCCTATGTCAGGCGGTAACTCGCCCGTTCCAAACGCTTACGCGAATGATAGGGTTTCAGGCGCTTTTGATCGTGACGCATTGCACAAATCACAGTTGATGGCTGAAAGCGGCGGCGATCCGAATGCGGTTTCACCTGTTGGCGCTCAAGGTCTAATGCAGATCATGCCAGATACGGCAAGACAACCAGGCTTTGGTATGCAGCCGCTTGAAAATCCTATGGACCCTGTAGCGAATGAGCAATTTGGCAGACAGTATATGGATAAGATGCTTGATCGCTATAATGGTGACCCAAAACGCGCTCTTGCTGCCTATAATTGGGGCGCTGGCAATGCAGATAAATGGAACGGCGATGAAAACACCCTGCCCGATGAAACGCGTGGTTATAGAAACTACATTGCAAAGATTATGGGCGGTCAAAACCCACAAACCGCGCAAGGTGCAATTAACTCCTATATGCCGCAACAGGGACAAACTAACCAACCAACTCAAGGCGGCGGATTGGGTATACAAGAACTTGTGCAAGCCGCGCAAAATCCTTGGCTTAATGACGGTCAAAAATCAGTTCTTAACGCCTTGATGGAACAGCAGTTTAAATCCATGCAGCCACAAGACCCTATGAAGGCTTTGCAGATTCAGAAATTGCAGCAAGAAGTCGGTCGTGGTGGAAAACCTTGGTATATTCGAGAAGATGGGTCCGTTGACCCTTCTTATCTTGCCGCCAAAAAGGCTGGGGTAGATAGCGTCAATATAATCACAGGTGAAGGCGATAAATTTTATAAAGTAATGGATGAGAAAAATGCCGAACAATTCTCCGCGCTTTCAACTAATGGTCAAAATTCAAGAAGCAAGCTAGCGCAAGTTAATGTTCTCGAAGGATTGCTAAAATCTTCCGGCTCTGGATTTGGTGCTACTTTAGCGGCGAAAGCTGGTGAATTTGGCATTGAGACAGAAGGCTTAAGCGAAATCCAAGCAGCACAGGCTTTGATTAACAAATTGGTTCCTGAGCAAAGACAAGCTGGTTCTGGTCCTATGTCTGATGCTGATTTGGCTTTGTTCAAACAATCTTTGCCCCGCCTGATTAATACGCCTGAAGGCAATGCTTCAATTGTTCAGACTATGCGCGGGATTGCTGAATATGAGGTTCAAATGGGCGAGATTGCGGATTCCGTTGCTGATAGAACAATGACGCCACAGGAGGGGAGAGAAGCAATACGGAATTTGAAAAACCCGCTTGAAGATTTTAGCAAAGATCCAACTGGCGACACTGCATCAAATGCGCTTAAAGTTGGTGAAATTGTTGATGGGCATATGTTCAAAGGCGGTGATGCTGGAAATCCTGCGAATTGGGAGCAAGTGCAATAATGGGCGGTCCTTGGG